ATGAGGAATAAATACCCAAAACAATCGGACAATCGGAAAACAACACCCTTTTCATCATCAGAAGAGGCTTGGTTTTGGTATTGTCTTTGCGAACAACTGGGTTTTGAACGCGGGCACGGGCATTCCGGAAAAGTGGTCAGACCCTGTGAAACTTCGGATATCATTTTGGCCGTTAAACGCCTATTACATGAAGGATTCATCGGAGTTGATCACATACGTGTTTTACAAAAATACGGAACCGAACAGGCCCCGCCACACATAAATTTTGGAGCCACTCAACGAGCCTGTTCTCTCTGGCAAGATGCTATGCATTTTCTCGATTCGCTTTTAAAAAAGAAAGGAATCGTAGCTGGTTTATTCTTATTGTGAGGAACTATGAAAACAACACTATCATCAGGCGTCAGATATCCTTTTGCCTATGTTGCCTTTGGAGGGCAACCGACACGGTGGTGGATGCACTTTTTAAAAAAAGGCTTCTATCACTGCGCTTTGGTTCTCGGGAATGGCCGGGATTGGATATTAATTGACCCTCTTGTTCATTTTACAGATTTGATCATTTTAAAAAATGCCGACATTCTTAAAGGTTTAAAAGCAAAAGGCTACCGTTTGATCCGCACAACACCACAGATCCCGAAACTTACCCCCGTACAGTTCAGGCCCCTAACCTGTGTTGAAACCGTCAAACGTTTTTTAGGCATTTATCAACCAAAAATTTGGACACCATATCAACTATTTAAATTTTTATTCCTAAAAAAGGAAAATAATCCTTGACATTTTAAAATTTTTGTGCTATATTCATTTTCAGTTAGCAGGAAGAAGTCTATCCAAATTCATTTTTTTGAGCCTCTGGGAGAACCCAAAGGCTCTTTTTTCTGCTTAAATTTAATATTAGGAGAAGTTATGACAGACATTCAACCCCTCTATCATCGCTTTCAAAAGGCGAAGAATCTCAGAGCCACATGGGAGCCGGTTTGGCAAGATTGCTATACTTATGCCCTGCCACACAAAAACAATATGTTTGGACAAACCAATACACCCGTTAATTCACTGTTTGACGGAACAGCCCCCGATGCCGTAGATCAATTAGCAGCCCTCATTTTATCCGAGGTCACACCGCCCTGGATGCGTTGGTTTAACTTAACTGCGGGTTCAGATTTATCCGATTCGGATCGCAATCGGATTGTCTCTGAATTAGAAAGCATATCTGAAACCCTACATACCCATTTTGACAGATCTAATTTTGCCTTAGAAATTCATCAGTGCTATTTTGATCTGATTACCGCGGGTACAGCCTGTCTGTTGTTTGAAGAAGCGCCACTCGGTTCCGAATCGGCTTTCAAGTTTACTGCTGTCCCGTTATCGGAAGTTTATTTGGATGAAGGTCCGACTGGACGATTGGATACTGTGTTTCGGGAAACCCGCCTAGATTTGGACTCACTGATGGCCAGATTCCCAACTGTTAATCTGACATCAAAAGCTATTCAAGCAGCGCGAAAAGAAGATTTTCAGTTTCCTGTCATAGAGGCCGTTCTACCCGCTTCAAATGGGGGATATAATTACATCTCCTTTTTTAATCCCGATAGCCAGCATGATTCCCTAAACGGCACGAATCCTGTGTTAAAAGAAGCCCATTTTGCGTGCTCACCGTTTATTTCTTTTCGCTGGCTCAAAGCACCGGGGGAGGTCTATGGCCGTTCTCCCATTATGAAAACACTACCAGATATCAAAACCGCTAATAAGGTTGTAGAACTGATTTTAAAGAATGCATCCATATCAGTCACTGGTATCTGGCTAGCAGAGGATGACGGCGTTTTAAACCCAAACAACATACGCCTTGTCCCCGGTGCCATCATCCCCAAAGCGGTCGGATCAAAAGGCCTGACACCATTGGAAGCGCCGGGTAAATTTGATGTTTCTCAACTGATGATTGATGACTTAAGAAAACACATCCGGCACGCCCTGTTGGGCGATCGTTTCGGGGAAGTCAGTACACAAAAAATGACAGCGACCGAAGTTTTGGAACGATCGGACGAAATGATTCGTATTCTGGGTGCGACCTATGGCCGCCTTCAAACAGAACTTCTGACACCATTGATTGAACGTGCCGTTTATATTCTACGCAAACGCGGTGAAATACCGGAAATCTTTTTGGATGGTCGCCTGTTAAAAGTGGCTTACAAATCAACTCGGGCCGAAAAACAATCGCAAATTGATGCAAATAATGCACTCTTGTGGTTAAATTCGGTTTTAAAACTGGGCGAAGTTGGTCTTAAGCAAATTGATATCAATACTTTTATCAGATGGTTAGGACAACAATTAAAGGTTCCGGTTGAGGCGATTCGTCTTTCATCCTCACCATCGGAAGGAGTATCATGATTGCTACCGCTTTTACCCGTTTATTTAATCACCCGGGTGGCGATGTCGTCTTAAACCATCTGAAACACCTGACACAGGAGCGGGTATTACCCCCTTCCGCTACCTATGGAGAACTTTCTTTCTTAGAAGGACAAAGAGCACTCGTCGCTCTGATTCTATCCTTAATCAAACAAGGTCAACAAAAAGGAGAAAATATATGACCAAACAAAATACATCCAAATCTATACCTGCTTCATCCGAAGAACCGATGTCTGAATCTCTTCCCGTCCCAGAAAAATTTAAAAAAGAAGATGGTAAAATTAATGAAACTTCTTTATTAAAATCTTATTTGGAATTGGAAAAAAAGCTCAGTCGACCGGATGAGATTAAACGTCCCGAAAAACCGGAGGATTATCAAATTCAAATTCACAGCAATTTAATGAAAAATGATCCCGACATCAATCAACGCCTGTTTGATTTGGGATTAACAAATGAACAGGCTCAAGGCATTTATGATCTGGCTGCCGAAAAAGTTGTGCCCGTCATTGAATCACTCTCTGAGACGTTTAAAATGGAAAAAGATCTATCCGAATTATCCCAAGCATTCGGCGGTGAAGAACAATTTAACACCGTAGCCCGCCAAATTTCCGTTTGGGGAGAAAAAAATCTATCGCCGCAAATATTTAATGCCTTATCAACCAGTAAAGACGGTATTTTAAGCATGTATCAAATGATGAAAAATGCTCAAGAAACATCCGTTTTACCACGTCAAAACAATGCCGCTGTTCCGGAAACGGAAGCTTCATTAAAAAGATTAATGCAGGATCCAAAATATTGGAAACAACAGGATCCTGAATTATTAAAACGTGTAGAAGAAGGATTTAAACGTCTTTACGGTTAAGTTTTTGGCGGATAACCGAAGGCCCGCCAACCCAAGGGGACACCCCCTTTTAAATACTGATGACGGCAGAGGGTTATCTGGAACCGTTATCGGTCTATTATAATAATATGAAAGGAAAAAATTATGCCTGTATCAACAGCTATTGACGCTTCTTTTATCAAACATTTTGAAGCTGATGTTCATACCGCCTATCAGCAACAGGGTTCAAAATTAAAAAACACCGTTCGTTCCAAAAATAACGTGCAAGGTTCCTCCACAACCTTTCAGGTTATCGGTGCCATGACGGCCGGTACAAAGACACGGAATGCCCAAATTACGGCATCCAATGTAACACATGCGCCGGTAGAGTGCTCTTTAACCGACTATTACGCCGGTGAATGGGTCGATCAATTGGATGAACTTAAAGTCGGTCATGACGAACGTAAAGCCTTGGCTTTAGCCGGTGCTTATGCTTTGGGACGCAAAACAGATGATCTGATTATTACGGCCCTTAACACAGCCACTCAAACAGCCGGTACGAATTCAGAAGCCTTGACTAAAGATCGTATTCTGACGGCCTTTACTACTTTAAACAACAATGATGTTCCCGATGATGGTGAACGTTATGCATTGGTAAGCCCCGCGCAATGGAATCAATTACTTTCCATTGAGGAATTTTCGTCGGCTAATTATGTCGGTGATGCTTATCCGATGTTGAACGGTTCCGAAAGCCGTAAATGGATGGGTATTGTTTGGATCATGCATACGGGTCTTCCCAAAACGTCCACGACACATACCTGTTTTATTTACCACAAATCTGCCGTCGGTCACGCCAGCGGACAAGATATCAAAACGGATATCACCTGGCACGGTGATTATGCAGCTCATTTCGTTAACAATATGATGAGCCAGGGCGCCTGCCTTATTGATCCCAAAGGTGTTGTCAAAATGGTTTGTTTGGACACACCGCCAGAATCGTAAATTTAATATCTCAACAGGGGGCGATAATCATCGCCCCTTTCTTATGGAGTTTTTATGAGTTTTACATCCATTGATATCTGTTCTCACGCCTTGGTAAAATTAGGTGCAAACAGCATCTCTTCTTTTCAGGAAGAAACAACTGAAGCCCACATTGCCAAACAATTATATGATATGGTATTGGATTCTTTGCTGTCATCATACCCGTGGCGATTCGCCCTAAAACAAACTTCTTTGGCACGCCTGACAGATACTCCAAAAGCCGATTATCAATATGCTTTCGCCCTTCCGAATGATTGCATCAGAATACTATCAGCCGGTCAAACAAATCGGGGAAAAGGGCTTAACTATCGCATTGCACAACAACAATTGCACACAAACAGTCCTTCGGTAATACTGACATATCTGAGTCGGCCGAATGAAGCTGATCTTCCGGCTTTTTTTGTTGAAGCACTGGTTGCCAAGCTAGCCGCAGAATTCTGCCTGCCCTTAACCGAAAGCACAACACGAACGGATTATTTAAAAAAACAGGCAACGGAAACTTTGCAAACCGCACGCCTGACCGACAGTCAGCAAAGTATTCCCGAACAATTTCAAGATTTTTCTCTCATTGAGGTTCGCTCATGACAAATTTATTTACGGCCAAGACAAATTTTACATCCGGTGAATTATCCCAAAATCTTTTGGGTCGTGTTGATCTAAAGGCCTATGATAACGGAGCATTGTCGCTTAAAAATGTTTTTATTGAGCCAACCGGTGGTATTTATCGCAGGCCGGGCCTCAAATATGTATCCACATTATCTGGAACGGGACGATTAATTAGTTTTGAAAAAAGTTCAACAGAAAATTATCTGATTATTTTACAAAATCAATCAGCAAAAATCTTCTTGAATGATACTCTGGTCACGACATTAACAACGCCTTGGACAGCTGATCAAGTGCCCAAAGTCCATTGGTGTCAAGGTGGTGATTCTCTCTACCTAGTTCATCCGGATGTTGCACCTAAAAAATTATCTTTTGCCAACAACACCTACACACTGAAAGACTTTTCGTTTCTGAAAGAAAATGATTGTTTGCTGCAACCTTATCACAAATTCTGTGATGAAGATGTGACAATAACAACCTCTGATATTACAGGAAACATTACTTTAACGGCCTCAGATCCCGTTTTCCAAAGCAAGCATATCAACTGCCAATTTAAAATTGCCGAAGGATATGTCAAAATAACGGCTGTCACGGATGGTACACATGCCGATGCCATCGTTTTAAAAAAATTGGATGCTGATGGTGAAGGAGGATTGATTACCCGTGTCTGGGGGGAACCGGCTTTTGATCCGGATTACGGGTATCCCGGAACGGTTGCTTTCTATCAGTCACGCCTGGTTTTCGGCGGTAGCCGTACTCTCCCCAACTATCTATGGTTCAGCCAAACCGGTGATTTAGGCAATTTTGAACTCGGTGATGCCTATGATGCCGAGGCTATTGAATTCAACCTTTTGTCAGATCAATCAAATACCATTTGTGCTCTATATGCCGGAAGACATCTACAGGTTTTTACCACAACAGCCGAATGGATGGTCTCAGGAGATCCTCTGACGCCGACAAACATCCAGTTAAAGCGTCAGACACAAGTCGGATCAACGGATACCCGATTTATCCCTCCCATCGGTATTGATGGTGCTACCATTTTTGCATCAGCCAATGATCGTGAGATTAGGGAATTTTTGTTTGCTGATGTTGAACAGGCCTATCAGGCTACCGATCTGTCTTTAATGGCGGGGCACCTGATTGATACCCCCATAGATCAAGCCTATGACAAACAAACCAGACAGGCCTATATCATCATGCAAAACGGGCACTTGGCCACCCTCACCAGTTTTCGGGCCGAGGATATTCAATGTTGGTCCGAACAAATAACCGATGGCCAATTTATCTCTGTTTCAATTGTCGGAAATATACCTTATTTCCTAATCAAACGAGGAGAACAATTCTTTCTTGAACGTCTGGATGTAGCCCTACATACTGACTGTGCTTTTTATCTGACAACTGACGAACCGACAACTGTTTTTTCGGGGCTTTCCGTCTTGGAAGGTAAAACCGTCAAAATTGTGGCCGATGGAATTACCATACCGGATATGATCGTTACAAACGGGACCCTCAACATAGACTACCCCGCCCAAGCACTGGAAGTCGGTTTGGCTTTTACACATCAGGTTATTCCACTGCCGCCCAGCATTGGAGCCAGTAACGGATCATCGCCGGTTTCCAGTGCCCGACTTGTCAAAGGTGTCTTTCGAGTGATTGATACAACATCATTGGAAATTGATACCGGCACCGGATTACATCAAGAACTTACACGCCCCTTAGGTTCATTTACCCTGGATCATGTTCCGGAGGGGCAAACGTTAGATATCACGATTCGATCACTCGGCTGGTCTCGTGTGCCTACGGCCCCGCTTTGGCGAATTGAGGGCAACGCCCCAAAACCTTTCAAACTTGTCAGCGTTACATCAGATATTCAAATAGGAGGATAAATTATGGAAGTTACACCCATTGTTACCACAGTTGCTTCAGCCGCTTCTGCTTTTTTTATGAAGAAGAGCGCAGATAGCCAACGTAAAGCCATCAAGGCCGAACGAGAAGCCAATCGTAAAAAATATAATTTGGATGTTGCTCAGGCCAAACTGGCCCTTGCAGAAGAACAACGAAAAAACAGAAATTTATTGGCGCAACAACAATCCAGCTATCGGGCAAAGTTAGGAGCCGCCGGCATGAGTGCTAAATCTGGCACCGGTCAAGCCGCCTTGAATGCCATTCAGAAAGAATATGATGCCGAAGATAAGTATCTGGTCAATCAAGCCAATATTTCTTTGGAAGCATTACTCAACAGCATTAACGCAAAAAATACCCAAAGTTTATTGGCGCTATCATCCAATCAAACACAAAGGATGACCAATACTATAAATTCTTTGAATAATTTTGCATCATCGGCCGGTCGATCGGTTTTGAAATAGGGGGTTCCTATGCTGGATGACATTCAAACAAATTTTTTGTTGGAATCACTAAAGTCCGGCTTAACTAAAGCAATCGAATCATACCATAGGCTTCAACAGGAAAGTGCTTCTTCAGATACAAAAGAATTCACCGCCTATCACAATGCCTGTAAAGCCGCCCTGATGCATATTGCTCTTCTCATTAAACTGATACAGGGTAATACTCCTTCTGGAGTGAATACGGGAATCGACTGGATTACCGCTGCCCGGAAAGCCCTCCATATCAATACGGAGACAGAACATGACTTGCTCTTTTCTTGAATTTATTTGGATTTGGGATCAAATCCAAAATTTAAAATTACCAGAGCATCACCAAAAAATGGCAGGATTTTTAAGTGAGTTGGCACAAAACAGAGAAAACGGACTTTTGATGGCTTTTCGAAATTCGGGAAAATCAACTTTAGTCGGTTTGTTTGCGGCCTGGATTCTTCTTCAAAATCCAAATACACGTATTTTAATTTTATCCGCCGATCAGGGACTGGCAAAAAAAATGGTTCATCATATTCGTGGCATTATTGAACAACATCCCTTAACCGAGCATCTTAAACCCGGTACTTTGGATGAATGGGCTTCAAATCGCTTTACCGTTCAAAGACAACAATATCTGCGGGATCCGTCCGTTTTGGCCCGAAGCTTACTGACTAACATGACTGGATGTCGGGCTGATGTGATTATTTGCGATGATATTGAGGTCCCAAAAACCAGTGATACTTCATTTAAACGACAAATGCTTCAGCAAAAATTATCAGAATTGGATTATATTCTAACTCCGAAAGGTTTTATGATTTATGTGGGGACACCGCATACATTTGATACCATCTATCAAACGGAAGAAAACGGTTTTTTAAAGAATTGGAAATGCCTTAAAATTCCTTTGTTGAACGAAGCCGGTTTATCAAATTGGCCCGATCGATTTGATGAAAACTATATCAAAACACTTCGTCAACGAACGGGCCCTAACAAGTTTTCAAGCCAAATGATGTTAGAACCCGTCTCTCCCGAGGACAGCCGTTTGGACATTAATCGTTTGAGATTCTATAGGGGAAATCTTTCTTATCGTGAAGCCAACGGAACCGGTATTTTAAGCCTTAACGGGCAAATATTGACAGGCGCCAGTTGTTGGTGGGATCCGGCCTTTGGATCACCCAACGGAGACAAAAGCGTCGTCGCTTGCATGTTTTTTGATGATGTGGGCAACGCCTACCTGGAACGGTTATGTTATTTGATTATCCCCCCAAACACCGAAGCCACGGATTATCAATGTCGCCAGGTTGCACGGCTGATACATGATTGCTACATACCGGCCATTCATCTGGAAACAAACGGAATCGGCAAATTTTTACCAGCCCTTTTACGTCGAGAACTTGCTACCTCTAAAACGGTTTGTGCCGTTCTAGAAGAAACAAGTCATCAAAATAAAGCTATGCGGATTTTATCCGCTTTTGACGCACCCTTAATGAATGGTTCACTATGGATTAACGAAAACATTCGACATACACCTTTTTTACAGGAAATGCGCGATTTCACGCCTGGCGGTACAACACATGATGACGGACTAGATGCTGTAGCCGGTTGTCTGTTGTCCGAGCCTGTTCATTTTAAACGTCCCTTTGGGACTTTTTCTAAACATTATTCGGAATGGAGATTTTAAATGGATACAGATACAGAAATTATGGCAAAAACCATTTATGGTGAAGCCCGTGGTGAAGGTATTTCCGGCATGGAAGCCGTTGCAAATGTCATTATAAATCGGGTTAAAAAACCCTGTTGGTGGGGAAAAACAATTCGAGATGTTTGCTTAAAACCAATGCAATTTTCTTGTTGGAATACGGATGATCCTAATCGAGCAAAATTAAATGCAGATTTGTCTGATGATCCAGTGTTCGATGTTTGCAAACGGATTGCCGTTCGTGCTATTCGCGGTTTACTTCCCGATAAAACAAAAGGATCAACACATTATCATGCCTTATCTGTTCATCCCCGTTGGGCTTCGGCCTTGGTTCCCAATACCCAAATCGGCCATCATCTGTTTTACACCTGCTTATAGGAGGTAATATGCCGACTCTAACTATGGAAATCGGGAAATTAATGGCACAAGTGGATACTCTCCAAAAACAGCTTGCCGCCATTCAAAAGGAAATTTCTCAAACAAAAAATCAAATAACGGATGTACATACTGAATTACTAAACTTTATGGCAACGGTTCAAAAAAAAACCGTTTGCCAGGGTATTCATGATAGATTAGCCGAACTTTACGTACCACGGTCCGAAATCGCTCCCATAAAGGCCTGTGCAGGCATGATTGCCCTTACAACGATTACGGCTATCATTGCCGCTTTCTTTAACTTAATTTTGAAATGAAAGGAAATTAATATGCTCAACTTTATTATTACTTACTGGGATAATATCCTTATCGCCATTTCCGGCATTGTTTCCGGAGCCAGTGCTTTAACGGCCATTACTCCCTCAACCACAGATGATAAAATTTTAAACAGTGTTAAAAAGGGGTTGAATATTTTGGCCCTAAATATCGGTAATGCCAAAACGGTAGCTGCTTAA